CTGAAGGATTGGAACTTCACTCGTATCAAAGTCAACATAATTTTTATCGTCTAGCTCATCAAGTGCGCGAGCGATTGGTTCTAGGTGGGGCATCATCGTTTCCATCCAGAACACGCGAATTTCTTCTGCGGCATTGCTGAATGTTCTTCCTGCAGCATTTCCAATTACTGATTCAGGAACACCAAACGCAGCAAGAATTTCTTCCTTTGTGACTTGGCGCATTTGGATATATGCAGCATCTCGAGGACTTGCTGATGTGTCTACAAAGTCAACCCCATCATCTGCTGCAATTACAGTTGTATGTCCTGCTTTGGAGAGATTTCCACGGAAACGGCTCTTTAATTCTTCTTTGTCATCTTCATCGATTTCACCACGCACAACCAACAATCCGCCTGGACGACCGTCATTTAGCAAATAATTTCTGTTATAAAGCTTGGCCAAGTTTTCAATTTCAATCGCCACACCTGCAGCTTCAAGCGGAGTGAGCGAAAGATATGGGTCAAGTGGATGTGGTCTACGAATCCAGCAAACATCTTCTGGTTTTAGTTTTATTGTTTCGCCGTAAGGCATTGCAACTTCATAGCCAGATACAAAAGTCTTTGGGTCTGGAATTGGAGATGTTGCTTGTGGTGGGAGAAGGTTGAGAGCGATGATTCCACCGTCTCTTCCTTTAATTTTTTCAATGAAGGCACCGCGTGTCCCTAGTAGCAACTGAGCGGATAGTCGATACCTAAAAATAAAACTGTTTTCGCCTACGTTCGCACGCACATTCAGTAATTCAAGAAGCGTCGAGCGGTTTGCTTCTCTACCAACAATTATTTCGCCTCTGTTCGAATTGTCCTTACGCAAAATAATTGGCAATCGTGCCTGGTTCCCGGCAATGGCGTCGATACACCTATTAACCCAGGTGATTTTGGACATTCCTTCGCGGTAGGCGCGCTCAATGTCCCATGAGTCCCTGTATGACTTGCCGACCAATCCTGGATTAGCTGATACGGGCGCACCAAATGCAACTTGCTTGCTCTCGTTGGACTTAAGAGATTTGTCTTTGGAAGAATTCCACGCCATATGTTATTTACTCAAGCCCTAATAGAAATCCGAATATTCCGCAACCTACACCAGCAACTATCAGGCCGATAGGCATGGCAATTAGACCAGCACCGACGCTCGTTAACATTATAAATGAAACCATGAATAAATTAGCGAAAGAACGGCGAGTTGATGCCGCTTTGGCCCTGGAACGGATTTTATTAACAGAATCTTTTAAAATGGGCATATAAGATACAGTAGCGCATAATTTGCAATCGACCGTGGACAAGAGACTTCGAGATATTGACATGACACAAAAACCGAATTGGGCGGAAGTTCTTGAATATCTCCAGCCGAAGATGCCACCGTTCTGTCCAGAAGAACCATCAATAAACCAAAAAGTATTTTTAAGGACCAATTCAATTGAAGCATTGTTTGGCGGCGCAGCTGGTGGAGGCAAGAGTTCGGCACTCCTAATGGCGGCCCTTCAATACGTGGACGTACCTGGTTATTCAGCAATTTTGTTTCGTCGTACATTCGCAGACCTTTCGCTCCCTGGAGCACTCATGGACCGCTTCAAGTCATGGATGTCCAATTATGACGATGTCCACTGGAACGCGAACAGCTTTATTGCCACGTTCCCCTCTGGCGCTCGTATTTCATTCGGATACCTAAATAATGCCAACGACTATTTACGCTATAAAGGTTCGGAATTTCAATTTATCGGCATGGACGAAGTAACCGAAATCCGTGAGAGCGACTATAGATATATGTTCTCCCGTCTTCGCCGTCCAGCCAGTGGACCAATATCGCAGGTTCCCCTTCGAATGAGGTCTGCGTCAAACCCTGCTCCTAATTGGGTCAGACAGCGTTTCATCGTTGAAGGGCGCGAAGAAAATCGTGTTTTCGTGCCATCCAAGCTGACCGATAACCCAGGAATTGACGCCGAATCATATAGACAGGCTCTTTCCGCCCTGGACCCAGTTGAGCGTCGTCGTCTTGAAATGGGTGACTGGTGGTCGACCACTCTTGGAACTCTTTTTGAAAGAACTTCATTTATTATCATCGATTCCGAAGAGCTACCTCCTATATCCAGTTCAGCAAGAGTCGTTAGATTCTGGGACCTTGCGGCGACCGAGCCATCTGCAAGTAACCCAAATCCTGACTGGACAGTTGGAACGCTGATGATGTTCGATGGTGGAATTGCATACATACTTGATGTAAAACGGGCAAGATTCCGTGGCGAAAAGGTGGAGCAGTTAATTGCTCAGACCGCCAACGAAGATGGGCACGGTGTCGCGATTCGGATGGAGCAAGAACCTGGTTCATCAGGGAAGGCCCTGGCCGACCAATACGCCAGATATGTAGTCCCTGGGTATGATTTTGCTGCAATTCGCTCTACCGGAGACAAAGAAACAAGAGCACGTCCATTCGCTGCTGCTGCTGCAAATGGGAATGTTCGCCTTGTTCGTGCACCTTGGCTGACTGGGTGGATGGATGAATTTGCATCATTCCCTGAAGCCTGCGACCATGACGACCAAGTGGACTCCGCTGTTGGTGCTTTTACATTTTTGACTGGTTTAGGGTTGCCACAGCGAAAGCGTGTCTCTATACTGATTTAGCAGTAAGTTTTCACTACTAAATTAAAAGGGGTAATTAAATGGAAATTGCAGACCGTATTGAACAGCTTCGTTCTCTTGTGGCCGAGCTTGACGCTGATTTGACACGCAACGAAAGCGGGCTTGATGCTCCTGTCGCCTGCGCAATTCTCGCAGACCTAAATATGCTTAAGCGAGATTTAAGCTCTGCTTACGACACCTGGTCCTACTATGTCGCAAAAGTGATGGGCACAACAGAATCATTTGTGCTTGAAGATGGAACAGAAATTGAAAAGAAGTCTTCGTACGACAGAAAAGCATGGGACCACAAAGCACTTGCTTCTGCCGTATCTGACAAATTGGTGAAAATGTCAATTGACATGGACACCGGTGAAGTCTTGAAGTCTCCGCAAGAAATTGCATTAGACATGGTTACTTATTGCGCACCATCTTACTGGCGTGTAAAAGAGCTAAATAAAATTGGAATCAATCCAGACAATTATTGCGAAACTGGTGATTTGAAGACTAGCATCATCGTTCGCAAGCCTAAGACTTCTTAATAATAAACAACGAGGATACAAAACATCATGGAACAAAATCAAGGCAAAGACGCGTCATCTATTATGCGTGAACTCTACGCACAATTCCCACAGGAAAGCGAGCGGACAATCGTTAAGAGCGGTGTCGAGCTTGTTTATCTCCCGATTAGCGAAGTAATTAATCGTCTCAACAAAGTTCTTGGCGTTGAGGGGTGGTCATTTGAAATCATATCCGTACGCCGAGATGAGGTTGACCAAGATGAAATCATTGCTCATGTTGCTCTAACTGCAGAAATAAACGACAAGAAAGTCGTTAAGCATGGATTTGGTGGCTCAAACGTCAAGCGTGCAAAAAGCACTCAAAAGCCAGTTGACCTTGGAAACGATTTCAAGGGCGCTGTATCGGATGCATTGAAAAAAGCCGCACAACAAATGGGCATTGGTTTGTACTTGGCTCGTTCAGTTGACGCCATGGATGCAGAAGAGGCAATTCTTCTTGAGGGCATTGATGATGGTGGGGCAAAGCAGACAGAAGCTGCTCCAGTTCCACAATTGTCAGAGCTGGATGAAAAGTGGAATAACTTCATCGAAATCACCAAGGGATTGAAGAAAGAACAAAAAGATGAATTGAATTCTTTCTGGTCAGCTCATTCTGGTGGTCGACCAAAGCCAACAAAATCAAGCGCCACAATGGAAGACCTCCAAGCGCTCATTGCCGAAGCATTGCGACTACAGTTCGGCGGTCAGTATGTCATCAATTCCTGATGGTGGTTTTGTAGCGCCTGAATACCTCTCTCCTTCGTCAATAGGCACTTTTCGGCAATGTCCGCAAAAGTTCAAGTACAGCAAAATTGATGGCCTAAAGGACCCGAGTGGCCAAGAAGCAATTCTTGGTAATTTCGTTCACGATGTTCTAGAAGACCTTTATGGTCTCCCTCCGGAGCTAAGAACAATTGAGCAGGCTAAAGATATCGCTCGCGAACAGTGGCAGAAAAAGTGGGCCGCCGAAGCATCGACGGTCATTTTTACAGACAAAGAAATGAATCGTTTTCGTTGGGCTGCATGGTGGTGCATTGAAAACCTTTGGCTGATTGAAGACCCAATGACAGTATCTCCATTCGGAATGGAATCATTTGTGCGTGGCCAGATAGGTGGCGTAAAGATACATGGGTTTATTGACCGTCTTAGCGTTAGTGACAATGCGGCGAAGGTCAGTGACTATAAAACTGGCAAAACTCCAAAGAAACAGTATCTGGACGACAAGTTTTTTCAATTGATTGTATATACGCAACTTCTTCTCAGTCTAGACATTGATGTTGACGACAAATCAGTTGAATTGCTGTACCTCAAAGATGGTGTGAGATTTGAAAAAAATGTCACAACTGAAGATATTAAATCTACGGTTGAATTGATACAAACAACAAAAGAAGAAATTGACAGATGTTGCAAGACTGGTGAATTTGTCGCCAATAAATCAATTTTATGCAATTGGTGCGGATTCAAGTCTTTCTGTCCAGCATGGAATAAGTAAAGGGAGAAAATAAGCATGCCAACTCTAAACGACGACTCGTTTGCCAGAATGGTTGCCGAGGAAGTAAAAAATAAACTTTCTCCAACCCATAAGCAAATTTTGTTAGAAAAGCAGAACTGGTCAAGATGGAAAGATGCATTAATTGCACTTTCTCAGAATCTGCAAATTCAAATTGACAATATTGAAGCCGATTCCGATTCTGATGCAGTCAGATACGCTGCACTTGGTCCTGCTGGAGTGAAACTCACTCGTGAAGCAAGCTCCTATTACGACACCAAAGCAACCCGTGTAAAAAGATTTAAGTTTCATGTTGATAAGCGCCTTGATGAAGTGATGAACATGATTGAAACTGGAACCGAAATTGAGACGGATGGATGGGACCAAGTTGAATTTCTTCGCAGGGCAATTGTTACCCATCGTACGCTGATGCGTTCATTTGACCTTGAAGATACGGCGATTGACAGGGCGCTATGGTCTACACTAGACAATAAGTGGCTTTTTGATTCAATAACAAACGACAATCTGTAATCGTTTATATCTATTGGATGGCCGCTTAAAGGAGAGACGGTCTTTCTAATTATGTAAATGAGGTTCATCATGCTTCAACGTAAAAAGCCACTGAAGCGTTCGCCATTAAAGCGTTCGGCTGCAAAACCAAAACCAAAACAAAAAAAGCCGATTCGCAAACGAAGCAAAAAAATGGACGAAGTTTACGTAGAGCGCCGGAAGCTCGTTGAGAAAGTCCTTAAAGAACGACCATTGTGCGAGGCATGCAAAATTTTTGCTGCTCATGATGGCAAGGCAGTATTTAATCATCACCTAAGTCGCGACCTGCATGAAATAGTTCGTCGTTCGCAGGGTGGTTCGATTCTTGATGAAAAAAATATTTTGGCTGTATGTCGCCCATGCCACACACGAATCGGCGCAAGTCCACAACTTGCTTTCGATTTAGGGCTAGCAAAACACGGTTGGGAAAGATGAAAATTACAGACAGGTAACCAAAGTGTACATATGCTGTAAATTAAAAACTACACACTTATTTATGTAGTTTTATATATCAATCTGTGTATTCTTGTAATTCTTAGGACCGTTATAGGTGCGAGGGCCGGGTGCACAGGGCAACGTGCGGCACCCGGTTCTTGCATGT